CTAAGAATATTCTCTTTATTAACAGGGAAATCAAAGAGTGACTTTATATACTTCAACTCTTGATTTGTATTAATCACTTCCGAAAAACCTAACTGGTTTGCTGATGATAGTATGGCAGCAATGTCAACGGTTTGGTCATTACCCATAATCTTTTCTATGCATTTAAATAGAACTTGATTATTAGAATTGCCAAATGTTTCACTACTAATTAGATCAGCAACTGTAACGTAGCCATCAATGCCATGCTGCAATAATCCAGCTAGCACCGCTCTTTCGGCACCGATATCTACTAGTTTATCTTCCATTATTTTTTACCTGCGCATCTGTTGCATCGATAGTATTCGCCATAGCTGAAACGTGGATCAATCTTAAATGACTTTCCACAAACATGACATTCTACATCCTCTTTTCTTGGAGCTTCTCTGCGTCGAGGAGTTCGCTCAACCTCTGGAGTATGTATGTCTTTAAATTCTCCAGTGTCTTCCCACTGGTTTCTTCTAGCTTTCACGGATTCTTTTCTCCTAGCTGGATGTGATTCTGCCTTCTTAACAATGAAGTCTTCCCCAACAGAGGCAGGCTTTTTGGGCGACTGTGTTGTTTTAACTGTTAATTCTTCCTTGCTATCTGTCTTTTTAGCGTCAGGAGTTGAATTAATGAGAGCGTTAGCTAATTGTAGCTTTTGCTCATCCGTAAGAGAGTTGAGAAAATTATTTAAGTCCATCATGACCTCTTAGCTTTTTCTAATAGAATATCAGCCTTACGTTTTAGTTCATAAACTTTGCCATCTAATGCTTGTAGTCTGGCTTCTGCAACTTCACGCATCTTATCTACGGATGCCGCATAGTTATTATCTTTGATTATGATCTGTCTCTTAACTTCGTGCTTTGTATACTGACCGAATTCATCATTATGAGCAACTACAAGCTTTTCAAGTTGATCATTACACCAGTTAAGGGCGATCTTGTTTTTATTTATTTCGTCTTGTATATAGGTTGCGTAACCATATAATAAATATGCTGTATCAAATGTTTCCTGCTGAGTTAGCTTTTTAAGTTCGTCTGATGAAAGGTTAGCAACAAGTAAATATTCTTCTCTGAATGAGGAGAACTTTGTATTACCAAGATCAATATATGCGTTAATTAGATTTAAATGTTCTGACAACTTTTCAGATGCCTTTAATGTGTTTTCGCCACTCATCGTCGTTTTCCTTAAAATTTAGTACTATGATTTGTATATCGTTGATTCGGCACCACTCTATTTTATCTTCGTCACGGGCTTTTGCCTTTAGGAAATCTGCCTTGCTCTTATGAAAAAATGGACAGTATTCATAATGCTGTTCGCCGTGAACTTCAAATGCCATCTTAATCGACGGAATGTAGAAGTCAAGGTAGAGAACGGATTTTCTATTAAGAGCAGTGCTTCCCGGTAACTTTACTTCCTCAAGTATTCTATAGCTATGGAAAATTTCTTTCAATAAACTTCTGGCACGAAGATGATATTTAGATCTCTTGCGAGTATCATCATAAAATATATCGTACTTAGTAAGATTCCAAACATACTCTTTGCCATTTATGCCTTGTACTTTCAATGCAACTCCTTGATCTTTTCATAAACAAAGGATGCCATCTTTGGATTACTATTTAAGAAGTCGGCAACGGCATTTACGCCTTGGAACTTGAAGAATCTTTCAATATCTTCTGGCGTCTTCTGAACCTTGTTTTCTTCCAGTATTTCATTAATCAGAGTATTGCTTAAGTCATCAACGGCACACTGAATAGTATACCACGCTCCAGCGGCCTTTATCAACCTAAATTCACAAGCAATATGGATAATCTCTTGAACTTCGTCAATTCCAATACCATACTTAATCCAGCTTTCTGCTGTGCTATTTGGTCGGCCACCAGCACACGAAGTCTTAATAGACCAATTTGCAATCTGTCCAACGTGTGGACCAGTATCTTTAGGAACTTGCCATTTACCCCTATGAGTAATTACCATGTTTGTTCCAGCTTGATATTGCAACATGTTTCCACAGTCTGCCATCTTTTGTGGTGCGTATGGAGAGCCTCCAGTGTTAGCAATATTATGCGTAATACAAACAAGGATGGTTTTATTTTTCATGAGCGTTCCGCTGATTCTTTTGAAAAACATAGATAGCAGCCTTGGCAAAGCGTTTCTAACGCCGGTTCGCACTTCGCCCTCAAGCTCAACTGCTGGGACCATATTAGATAACGAGTCGGCTATAATCAAACAGCCGGGATCGTTGTTAATATAGCTTTCAATGATATTGAGGAAATCTTCTGCTGACAATACTCTTTCATCTGTCGATTCAATAATAAGAATATTATCAGAGTTTAATCCCTTGATTCCAACAAAGTTTTGCTTAGATAGTCTACCCTCTGTGTTTACATAAATAACTCTCTTGTTCTTTTGTTGACACTTTGCTGCAAAATGAAGAGCTGTTGTTGTTTTACCACTCTTTGGATCTCCCGTCATAACAACAACGGAACCCTCACGCAAACCACCACCCAAAGCAATATCTAATGCTGGAGAAACACCTATCACATTAAGATTATTGATATTCTCTAAAACCTCCGTACCGCTCCTAACAACATCGCCATACTTATTTACAATGTTGTTGCTTACCAAGTCCGTTGTAAACTTACTTGCCTTTTTGACTTTGCTCATAGATTCCTCAATTGATTAATAGTTGTTTTCTTCTTAGAGTATGATTGTGTTTTTCTGGTCTGAACTTCTTCTTTTGGTGGCGGCTCAACGTCGTAGTTTACCACTGTTTGGTTCTTAGCTTCTTCTATCTTCCTATGATACAGGGCAACAACCTTTTCCGCAAGTGGGTTAATTTTGTAGCCTCTACCATTTTGGATTCCAAGCACAAGCAGACTATCAAACTCTTTTGAATGTATAGCTGCTAATATTGCTTCTTCGCTATATTTTTTCTTAAGCTGCAATGCTGCCCCATATTGCTTCTTCCATATCCAGTGCAGAGGATCTCCCTTGGTCCAAAATTTATATGATGGTTTTCCAAGGTTTAATCTCTCTGATCTGCGAATAACTATGTATTCGGCAACATAAGCCTCAAAAGTACAATGTTCTCCAGTGTGGATATGCTTGTACTTATGGGTTTCAGACCATTGCTTCTGATAGTCTTGGTTAAATAGCTCTGGTCTTTTCTGTTCTTCTGTCATTGTAAATCAAGGCTTCCTCAAAGCAACTGTGTAGATCATCTTCGTAAGAACTGTCTTCAATTAATTCTGGAGTCAACCACATCGTCTTTTTAGCGGTATCGCCGTTTATTACGCCAATTGTATAGCAATCGCGGCTTGTGCCACCCATTTGCCCTTTTACAGATCGTATAACATAAACGGCATCTGCGTTCTTCGTATCAGTTGTAACAACATTGGATCGATATTGCAACCCAACACTATTAATTTTTAGATTATTGGTCTTGCAATAATCTTTAAAAGTTAGCCACTGATCGTATTTTTCTAGATATGCAGAAACATTGTCTGAGGTTTCTACAACTATCCAAATTTTCTTTGTGTCATCGCAGGTGGCGTAATGCTTTCGCCAATTGTCAATTCCAAATATATAGCTCATGGTTTAATTTTTGTGATGCAAGTACTACTTTTTAATGAGCGTGGTTTCTTAACATCTCCAAGTGTAGATGCGTTTTCTGTCATGATGGTTATACCGTCTTTTCTAACAAATTGATCACCAGCTTTTAAACCAGACGGTGTTGCTGATGTTTGTGTGGCTTTAACAATGTGCTTCTTGATATAGTTTTCAACAGATGTGATTGGCCTATTAAGGTCTGTGGCAATCTCTGCAATTTCCATATTTTTGTAGTTTTGCTCTATATAAAAACCTTCCACTTTTCCTATTGGTCCTTTTTTAACCATTAATAAAGCTCCTTTGTGCTTTTGTCATATAAATGGGATTTTTAGTCTTCAGATATAGAACATAATTATCGAATGTTGTTTGAGACACGTTCTTAAGCTGCATATTCAGCGTGGACTCTCTGTGGCTATCAATACCGTTTGGGTCATACGGAGCATTATTATGTGTTAATACATAATACTTCCTTTGAAAAGCTCCACTACCAAGTGACGCTTTAGTGTATTTTGCAAATACTTTGTCTTTCTCTCCAGCCGGTGTTTCACCAAGCTTATTAAATAGATCTTCTTGTGTTTTTAAAACAAAGTCTTCTTTTGAAAATGATTCTACAAATTTC